CTCGGGCGCCTATGACGCGACCTACAGTTTATCTAATGTTGAGCTGGTCGTACAAGAGGTTGACATGGGCCCGAATTATGTAAATGATTTAATGACTAGTATGAAAGAAAAAGGCTCTATTGTTAATGATATCTTATCTATGACTAATTATAAATACTCTCAAAATTCGGGCGATACGGTGGCTAACATTAGATTACCTCTTAATAATTCAAGAGCGAAATCTATCATTTGTATACCTACAGACGCTACGGTTTACTCTACTAAAGACCGTATCGGGGCTAAAGGTACTTATGATATCGGGGCCAGTACCGACGAAGACGGCCAGCTATTAGCCAGCGACCAATTCAGGGGTATTAGTGATTACATTTCAAATTATCAGTTTGTATATGACGGACGCCTTCAACCTTCTCGCCCTGTTGATTGTAGTAAGACTTCTTCAAAGACTTCTATCTCGGCTCAACCGATTATTGAAACTCAAAAGGCTCTGGTACAGGCTGGTATTTATGTTAAGTCTCTCGCTGATTTCAATCGTAATTTTGTTGTAGGTCGGGCCCTTTGTTTAACGGCTGGTGGTGTTTCGGGTGTATATGATACAAGAAATAAAGACTTTAATTTACAGGTAAATTATCAAGGAACGGCCCCCACTAAAAATAAATTATGGAATAATTTCGTATTTCATTTAAGAAGAATTAAAATCACGGGTGATAATATTGAGGTTATGGTTTAAGATAATTTTATTGTTTAATTTTATTTTTTCAAAAAATTTTATATTTTAAATAATATAAAATGAGTAATCGCTATGTTTCAATTCAGCCGTCAAACGGAAACGCTTCACACAGCTACCGAGAGGGCCGACCAGTTGTATCTTTTACAATCGCCGAACAAGAGGCCATGTTATTGCCGAGAACCATTAGGGTTTCAGGTAGATTTCACGCTTATGAGAGCTCGGCCCGTGGGGCTGTAGCTGGTAATAATTTGTCTATGGATTCTAAACTCGGTATCTGGTCTATCATAGATCAAGTAGTTTTAAAATCGGCTACCAGTAAAGCTACGATAGAACACCTTCGCCACGCGAACCGCTTCTATTCTTCATATTTCGGGGTTATTAATGACGAGAAAACACTAATTAATCAGTACGGTGAGAGTGGTTTAACTTTACCCTCTCTAGACGGCCAGCGTGTATCTGTAGTTAAAGAAGGTACAGGGGCTAACTCTAATGAATTCTGCGTACACATACCTACGGGCCTTTTACTAGGAACGAACGCGATACCTCTATCTGGTGAAAATGGTATCGGTGGTTTAACGATTGATATTCACCTCGCCCCTGATTCTATGGTACTTTTTGATAAAGGGGCGACCCTGTGGCGAATAACTTAACTGGGGCCTTTTATGAATTAACCGACCTTAAGTTAACGGCCGAATTACACGAACCCGACGATATGCCTCAAAGTGGTGGGGCCCTAGAATACAATTCTATTACGGGTTATTATTCAACTATCAACTCTACGAACGCTACTCTTAATTTCTCTCTAGGTCTCAATCGTGTATCGTCTGTATTCATGAATTTCATACCGAGTAAATATCTTAATAATCTCGCTTACAATTCTTTACAAACAATTATGCCTGTTAGTAGGTCGGGGGCTATCGCCGATTTGTCTCAAGTTGTAATGACTAAAGGCGGTATGAGATACCCGCTAGATTACAATATTGATACCAGCTTCAAGACTAACTCAAACACAGCTCAAGTAGACCCTCAAGTTGTAAGGAATTTTATGAATTCTGTTTTACCATTTACAAAGATTAGTCATACTCTTATATCGCCAGTAAATACTAATAAGAACTGGACCTCTACTGATAAATCGGTTTTAGAAGGCGGGCTTAATTTCGGTGTAGGTGTGGCTTATGATATTTTAGGTAGCGACGGGGCTGATTTCAGTCGTCAAGCGTGGGGCGCTCAAATGGATTTAGATTTAGAAGACGATAACCCTATCTCGGCTTACATTTTCGTACACCATAAAAACACTTTAGTATTTGATAAGGGTCAGGTACAGGTTATATCTTAAAAATAAAAATATTATATATAATAAATGAATCAAGATTTACCTAATGATATTATTGATTATATTATGAAAATAAGAACTGAAGAAATGAGAAAAGATAAAGAAATAAAAGATAATAAAATAAATTTTAAAAAAGTAATGGATCAAATAAAAGGCTCATTTTATTTTGAATTAGGGGGTAAATTTTATTTTAACTTGAAAAATACAGAAAATTTAGATAGTAATTTTTATTATAGGAATTTAATAGCCGAACAAAATATTGAAGAAGATTTTGAATTTTCTCACATAGCTGAAGAGGAGGAAATAGAAGAGTTTATGAGTTATAATAATATTTATTAAATTCTATACTTAATTTTTTTAAATTTTTATTTACTTATTTTTATATTTATAAAGTTATAAATATAAGAATGTCTAAACAATTTACGAAGCCTGATTTCTTAAGAGCTGGGCCCCAGATTACTGACCCTACTCAACGAATTGATACTGATATTTTAGAGCCTGTGGTACAGAGTGAAAGTTTTATTAGATTTAGATTTCAAAATAAGGGTCTATTAAACCCTCAATCTCGTATTACTTTTCAAATTACTGACCCAGAGACAGAGAGTTATTACCCTCTATCAGTAGGCGTTGGGGCTATTGTTGAGCGTGTAGCCTTTAAGGTTGGCGGTAAAACTATTTGTGAGGTACAGGACTGGGCCCACTATCACGCCTTTAAATCGGTGTTTTTAGACCAGTCAGTAATTAAGGAAAGAGAACAGTTTCTCTCTGGTCGCTGTCTATCTATGGCTGTCGCTTATGACGACGGTAAAAATGAAAGTCAATCGGTATTTTTAGATAATGGAAAAGAAATGGTAGTTAACGCTACAGCTACAGATACTCAACTTTTAATGAATGACCTTCTTAAGCTGAATAATGAGCCAGTTTTCTCTGTAGCGCTTGACGACCTCGCGCCATGTTTGAAAAATCAAGAATTACCGCTTTTTATGATTGACGAGGCGGTTGAGCTTGAGATAACTCTCGCTAATAGGAGTAAGAGAGTTTGTATCGCTTCTGGTGGGGACGATACTAAAGATTTTAGTATTAAACAGAGTGAAACCCGCCTTATCGCTGATTACACTTTCTTATCGGCCGAAGAAATGGATAAGTACAGGGCTGATAATAAGGGTTTCTCTTATTCATTTTTAGAGCCTCGCCTCACAAAGACTACGCTCGCCGACGCTACGGCTTGGGGTAATCAGGTTAGAAATGTCGGTGGCGCTGGCCGTGTAGTTGATAAGGCTCTCGTATCTATTACAAGCGAACAAATATCAGCCTCGGGGCCTATTAAGACGGCTCTCGGTGATTATCGCTCTATCGCCCCCGAATCAACTGGTAAGGGTGTGTACGGTAAATTAACCTCTAATTTTAGAAAAAATGACCGATTTTTATACCCTATTGACCGAGAAAATTCAGCCCTTCATTTTCACGCCCTACACGAAAGTGAGGGAGGCGTACCACACATTCAAAGAACTATGTACGCTCGTCAGGGCTACGCTATAGCTGATAAGAAATTTGAGGGCCATGTTGTAGGTGGGGCTAATAAAAATGAATTAATGGGACAACAGTTTTATACAGCTTACAAATTTGTAGACGGTCAAAGAGTTGATAGCCGAGGCCTTGAGCTTCATTCTAAACTATCGGGTATGGCTGGGGCCGACGCGCCTTATGTATCTCGGTGTTGGATTGAGACCGCTAAAATTATGACTATTATAGACGGTAAGGTTGATAGTTTCTATCAGTAAATTATATATTCTTATTTTAATATTATATTTTTCATAAAGTCTATAAAGTCTGTAAAGTCTATAAAAATGATAAAAATAATTACAACCTTGAAATCTATAAAATGAGTGAGCTTAATAAACTCATTAGAACAAAATCACAATTATTTATTCATAAATTTTAGACTTTTGAGACTTTACAGACTTTTAATATTTTTAATTTCGTTTTATTTAAAATCTTAATTTATATTATAAATATAAATGAGTGATAAAGAAAATCTAATGAAAGAATTAAGCGAATCAAGGCCTAACGCTAAAGAGAGTACTATTAAAATGTATACCGCGAACCTCTCAAAACTTCAAAAGTTATTTGAGACTGATAATTTTAAATTCTTAAATAAGCCTGAAGAAGTAAAAGATAAATTAAGTAATTTACATTATACTAGTCGTCGTAATTATTTCAACGCTATTATTATTTACCTAATGGCTGTAAAAGATAAAGACGACCCATTAATTAAAGAATATGTTGAAATTAGAGACGAGCTAAATAAACAGTATGAAGAAGAACAGGCGACGGGTGTAATTAGCGATAAACAAAAAGAGAATTTCGTACCTATTGAAGAAGTAAATAAAATGATTGAAGATATGGGTAAAGAAATTAAAGATAGAAAATTGAAAAAAAAAGAAGATATGACGGCTAAAGATAAGTCTCTTATTCAATCATATATTTTATTTAATATTTACACTAGATTACCGCTTCGTAATGATCTCGCGGGTATGGAGGTTATCAATAAAAGAGTTTATAATAAATTAAGTGAAGAAGAAAAGAAATCAAAAAATTATTTAGTAATAAATAAAAATTCTATGTTTTTCGTATTAAATAAATATAAAACAAGCTCAAAATATCAAGAGCTAAAAATAGATATACCGAAAGATTTAGAGAAATTATTAAGATTTTATATTAGGGTAAATGGTATGGGTGTTTTATTTAAGTCTTCAACTGGTAAGCCTATCTCAAGGAACGCTTTAAGCCAGCTACTCTTGAAAGAGACAAAAAAGAGAATGGGTAAATCAATTAGTACGACCATGTTAAGAAAAATTTATTTATCAAGTAAATATGGTGAAGTAAAAGAAGAAATGAAAGCCGACGCGAAGATAATGGGCCACAGCCCCGAAATGGCTCAAAATGTATATATTAAGAAGGCTCAAGAAAAATAATATCTTTCGGTAAATTCATTTTATAACAATAAAAAAGAGTATCAAAAGAGGCTGAACTTTTTAACTCTGGGGCGAAGTTGATTCTCTTATCTGGTACTATTATTTGGATATCTTTGAAATCTTTAAAATATTGATAACATATTGTAGATACGGGCATAATAAGTATAAAAGGCTTATCTAATTCTTTTAATTTTTCTAATATCTTTTTCTTAATAGAAAAAGGAGGGTTATCAACTATGATATCATAATCGGGGGTATAAGTAAAAAAATCTCTATCTTCGTGAATTATATCATAGCCTAAATCTTTTAAAGTATGATTACCGTTAAAATAAAACGGGGCCCATATCTTTTTATCAGTCGGTATATATTCTTGAATACTACGCCATACAGAGATATGAGTAATACAATCGTCAAATTTAGAGGGGTTATAATGTGAGTAAGTCGCCATATATAATATGAGATATATTTTTAAAATTTAATAAACTTAAGTTTAATTATCAAAATAAAAATCTAACTTTATTATAAAATGTGGAACTTAATAGAAGATTTAAAGTATGGTAAAATTCGTGAAAAAATAGTCGTATATTTTCTCAATAAAAATTTATATATTGATAATAGATTAAATTTATATGAAAATGAAAAAAAACAAGTTGATTTTAGAAATAATGAAATTATAGGAGAATTAAAAAGTAGAACCTTTAGATATGATAAATTTCAAGAGACATTTTTCGGGTACAATAAGATACAACACCTTAAGACCTTAAAAAATGATAATAGAGTATGGAAGTTTTATTTTTTATTTACAGACGGCCTTTATGTCTGGACTTATAACGAGGATCAATATGAAGTGAGAGATTACGAACACAGAGAGCGAGGCTGGATAGACCAAGTATATGTAAATATAAAGTATCTAGAAAAATTAACCTCTTTAATAAATAGTAATTCAAAATTACCTGAAGACTGGGCCGATTATGTTAATCAAAAGTAATAGTAAAATTACCCTGTTTAGAAATAAGCCCGTAATAAGTCTTTATTTTTTTATCTTTCTTTTTCTCTATTTCTCTTTTCATTTTATTAGATAAAATAGGTTTTATATTATCTTTTAATTTAGGGTCTTTATTTAACAATCTAATAGCCCGTCTTACACTCGGTATATCACCGTGTTTAGCTATATCATTCATAGGTATAAATATTTCTTCAGTACTATTAAAAATACTACAATCTAAACTATAACCATTATTACAATAAACTACAACCTCTTTACAGAAAGTCATAATTTTCTTTTTTTCTTTAACACTTAAAATTTTATCTGGGTTTTGATTAGATAAAAATTCAAGTAATTCTTCTTTATTATTTATCATATAAATTTCATTATCAGCTATAATCTCTTTAGCGTTATTAATATAAGACCAAAGAGTAATACTTAATTTTAATTTATCAAAGGTATTACAGTTAGGTATATCTATGTTGAATCTATGAATTATATCTAACATGTCGCCTTTACTGAAACTTTTATTTATCATTATATTATTATAAAATATTTTATTTATTAATATTATAACTAATGGCCCCGAAAACACCAAAAGGAGAATTATCGGCAACTGAATTACGGAAGCTGATACGAGCTCATAATATCTTAAGTAAAATTACAGTACCGAAAGGTACAGATAGATTAGGTTTAATAAAAATTATTGAAGATAGAAGGTTTAAAATAAACCATAAATTAAAAAGAATAGAACCAAAACCAACCAGAGGTAATATTATTACTTTAAAGAAGGCCGAAGAAATTACAAAGCCGAAGCCCGTAGCTGAAAGCGTAAAGAAACAGCGGGCTGAAAAGAAGAAACAACAAGAAGAAGAAAAACAGAAAGAAATAAAGCTGGCTAAAAAAGAAGCTGTTAAAGAATTTAAATCAAAAAAGAAAGAGGCTTTAATTCTTAAGAATAAAAAAAAATTAGTTAAAGATAGTAGCG